CCCAAGTAAAACAAGCTGCCACCGGCCAGCCCACCCGAAGGATTTTAGGCCGGTGAGACGCACTGGACGCCAACGCGTTTGAGAAAAGGGACGCGTTCAGACCCTGGCGTTCATGCCAGCCACCTTCGCCACAGGTGGCAGCCCTTTTTCGGCTACGGGATGGGACCCTCCCGTGTCAGGACAACGGGCCTGCCCTAAGACACTGGGCTGTCTGGCTTGGGCTGTCAGTGGCGCGAACGCATGACACTTGCCCGACTCACGCAAGAGAGGTCGCCTGTTCAACCACAATTAAACCGCTGTCCATAGTTGACGGTCCCCGAAGGGTGTGTGCTTTGTGAAGGACCAAATGAACAGTGCGACGTCAAGAGAGCCGACCCAACCTGACACCCACCCAGAACTGGCGGGCAAGCGAGAAGTCTGAACTAGCAAAGCCTCCAAGTCTCGTGCACACCCACCTCATCCAACCAACGATCGAAGGAGTGCGGCTCGTAGTGTCGCCAAGGCTGGTCTATTCCCCCAAAACTGAAACCAGCTTCGATAGCCAACTGCTCATCGACGGACACGCCGAACGCTCTCTCGAAGGAAAGACGGGCGTCGAGAGTGACTGTGGAGACTTCGTCCGTAGTTGCCAGGTGAGCACCCAAGGCAATGTAATCCCGATAGAAATCCTCTTTGATCTTCTTTCCAGTTGCCAATGCGCTGATCGCTCTTACGGCCCACTCCTGAAGAATGGGCACACCACGAGCCAAAGAAAGCTCGCAACGGGCTACCCCGTTCATCCACACTCGGGCAAACCTGGGCTCGCGAAGGTGAACATGAGATGAGAAGGCGCCGGTCAAGACGCGATGCCACTCACGCACCATGGCCCAGCCACTGCCGAGGTGGACTGGTGCGGATCCGCCGAAACGGATCTCCTCTATGATCTTGGTTGGTCTCTCAAGCGTGATCTCATGGCCGGAAGACGCTTTCACAAGGCCAGGGAAATCTCGGAGGACGCCGGCTAGATCGGACTCCGCCACAAAAAGCAAGGCATTGTCCCCATCAACCAACAAGTCAAAATGCACACCACACTCACGAAGAGCGGAGATGCATTCAACAAGGAAGATGAGGGAATTACCAAGCCCAGTGTTGAAATCACCACTTGCACGACATCCATCACGAGAAAACTTAGCCTCAGAGAGCGA